CTCCCAATTCTAAGTCGCTGTCAATGCCAGCAGCACTTATCCCAACACTACGCAACTCACCACTTGCATCAGTACCAGTAATGCTAGCAGTACCCTTCTCTTCTTTCCAAAGACGTTCGTTTTCAGCCATTTCTTCATCTGTAATTCCTAAGAATCGTTTCATTGCAAAGCGTTTACTAATGTAAGGCACTGCTTGAATTGTGTTAAATGTATTAATTCGTTGTCCATCCACTTCTGCTTGTCTATATGCGGCAAAGTTTTGCGGTGGTTGAAATTTAATTTCAAACAAACTTGAGTCAACATTCACGCCGCGTTTGTATAGATAGCGTTTAAATTCTTGATCAAATACACCAGTAATTAAACTTTGTAAACGCATACAGTAGTTGTTGAAGCGCAATTCTTGGATGTAAGCTGTACCTACACGACCATCATTGTATTGTGCTTGTGAATCATCTGCTCCAGTTGGCAAATAGCTACTTGGAATACGTAATGCACGGAATAACTTGTTGGTAAAGTACTTCAAGTCATCAATTTCACCTAAGTTTGTACCGCCAGGTAGTGTATCTACTTTACTTCCACGACCGCCTTCTGTTTGTGGGAAGAAATAATCTTCGTTAATACTTAAAGGGTTGTACGCTGAGTCAATAACATTTGCGCCGCCACCAGTTTGACTTGGGATTCTACGTTGATGGATCTCGTTCTTTACACGTTCCACAAAACTCATGGCCATGTGGCTTGGCATATTGCCCACGTCAATATAGAAAATACGTCTTTCTGGAGCACGTTGTATACGATAGATTAGAATAGCATCTTCTAATAGTTCTTTTTGCTTGTATACTTTGAACACTTGTTCTAATAAACTGTTACCAAATGGGAAATTGTTATCTAAACCTTCACTTAGACTTAAATGTACCACGTGAGCTGCATCCACTGCTAGTTCATTTTCGCCAACGCTGAATCTGTCACCAGTTTGTTGTGGGAAAGCACCAGTTGCTCCTCGGCCCATTGCTCCGCCGCCGGACCAATTGGTTCCACGATTGTTTGTTTGCATACTGTTGGGTGTGATCTGTGTCATTACCAAATTTTGAAAGTTTGGTGCTAGATCTTTAATAATATATTGTTCAGGCTTCTTACCTTCGCTTTCGTTAACAATAATTTTTACAACTTTGCTTGGATCAACGTAAAACCACTTTTGTGTTTCTGGATCACGTACAAAAAATGCATCACCATACTTAAATGTGTTGCGAATAATACGGAAAAAGCGTGTGTCAAATATGTTTAACTTGCTCCATTGTTGCAAATATTCTCTTAAAACACGAATTTCAGTACTAGTTGCCTTACTTTTAAATGCAAGACTAAAACTTGTTGAGTTTTCTTTGTTCTTTTGTGTGCAAAACTCTGCTAAAATATCTAAAGCAGCATTAATTTCTGGATCCATATCCATTGTGTCGTATTGCATATAGCGTTCAACACGATTTGGACTACCAGTATACACATCTGGCAAGTAACTTGAATAGTTTGTACGGGCAGGGCCAGCTTTTGTCGCATTAGACAACGGACTAACGTTACTTGGGTTAGTATTAACTGGGACGGGCGTGAAGTACTTTTTCCAACTCATAATTATGTTTTATCATGAACGTTGCCGCTCATAGCCTTGGTTGCTCTAACTTGATTAGCAGCTAATCGATTTGTTTCCATTGCAGACTCACTTAGTTTGCTCATAGTAGTATTTAAGCTAGAAAGTAATTTAGCCACGTCGTCTAGAGTAGCAACTTTTTGGCCAGCTGGTGCTGGCGCTGGTGCTGGCGCTGGAGTTTCTGTAGGTTTACCAGCTGCAATTCCTCGTTTAGCATCTTCATTTTGTTGATTAGCAGTTTTTTTATCTACTGCTGTTGGAACTGTTTGTGCTTGGGGTTTAGCTGTTATTTTGGGCATCCCATCCGCACCAATAGAGATTTGATCAAACGATGGCATTTTAAATCCAGCTCGATCAAACGCGGCACCGGCTCCAGCAGGCATTTTTGGTGCTGTTGCTCCTACTGAACCGCTAGGTGTTCTTCCTAATGCTCTATCAAAGTCAGCTTTTAATTTTTCAGTATTGGCTAAATTTCCTTGGGCAGCGTATTGTTGTGCGTATTCACGTTCTCCAGGCCTGTGTGCTTTACCGCCATCATCAATATTTGGATCAAACCCACCAGTCTGAATTGATTTACCAGTATTGTTCCCTGGCATGCCAGGAAAATTAGACGGTATTAAATTCTTAACCATACCCATCATGTCTTCTGGTTTAGACATTGCTGAAGTATTAATTTTAATATTTTTTGCCATGGCGGCAACATCTATCTTAGGCATTGATTTAGACATTTCTTGAACAGCATTTGCCATGCCGTCCATTTTTGCACCTGCCATAAACTTTTGTGCTTGTTCTGGTGTTAATACCATCTCACCTTTTTGCACTTTACCAATAAAATCTGCTGGCTCAAAAGGTTGGCCAGTTTTTCCCATTGTTCCCTCGTCTCTATTTGGAAGTTTTGCATTAAAGTTCATTACATTCAAAACTTCTGCACCAAAGTTGACTACTTTATTTGCTACATTTAGTCCGCCTTCTACTAGCCCGCCAGCTACTTTGTCTGCTACTTTTACAATAGGTGCTGCTAGTGGGGCAGCTAGTCTTTCTGCATTGGCTCGAGTACCAGCTGCTGCCGGTCCTCCGTTAAGGGCGACATTATTAGCTGCTGCTTGGGCATACTGACTAGCAGTTTGTTGAGCAGTATCTCTTGCTCCAACTCCTTGACTAGTTTCGTTATTAAGTCTTAATAGACCTTGATTTAAACTACCCGGATCTGTTCCACTATTAAGTGGTTTAGCAAACGTATTCATTCCAGCAGCTTTTAAATCTTGAAGTCTTGCTGTCCCACTAATTAATGCTGCCGTTGCTCCGTGACGTGCTGTTTGTTCATCTTCAATTGCTTTTTTCTGTCCGCCTAAAACTTTTGTAACATCGCTCATTGCAACACCCATAGCTGCGGCAGTTTTTACTGCTCCGTGGTATGCTGCATCGTTTGACTCAATGTTCTTCTTCATTACATCAGCTGCGGCACCTGTGCCTGTTGCTGCTACTATTAGTAATGATTCGTTTTTCTGATTGGCCATATTACCAATCTTAGCAGTTTCCATAGATGCTTGACTAGCTTCAATGTTTCCTTTACTCAATGCTTTGGCAGATTCAGCAGTTCCTCGAGCAGCATCACCAAGTAATCCCATTTGCATTGCTGCTTCTTGGCTACGTACGGTTCCAGTTGCAAACATTTCTTTGAATACTTGTCCAGTACCCATTGCTTCTGCTTGTGCTAATTGTTTTGCAAATCCTTCTCGAGCAACTTTCTCAGCTTCGGCTCCTTGTTGCAAGCCAATTAAACGCATTTTAGCTTCAATTTGACCATCAGCTTTGGCTTTTTCTAAACTTGCTTCTTGTTCTTTGCGTGTCTTACCAGTTTGCTTGGCAATTAAGTCCATCTCAGTTGCTAGTTCAGCAGCTGCCTGGCTTGTTCTAATTTGACCAGCTACACTGGTATCAGTTGTAGACTTTTGGAATCCAATCTGAGTCGCAAGAACTTCATTCAAGTCTTTACTAGTATAACCCATCTGACGTAGATTTTCAGTAAGTCCACTGTCAAAGAATGTTTTACTGAACTCTGTGAAGGCCATCCCGCCTTTGGCAACACTGCCGCCAAGGCCTGCAAAGTCTTTAGCACTCTTAGATTGTACCGCAGCAAATTCTTCAAAACTCATGCGACTATTTGCGGCCGCAATACGCATTCCTACAATGTCGTTGTTAAAAGCATTACCAGTATTGCTTAAACTTTGGAATACCTTTTCGCCGTTAGCAACGTAGTCGTATAGTCCGCCAATAGCACTTTTAAGTTTGTCCATTGGACCAGTCAAGTTTGAAAAGGGATCTTTAACATCGCCGCCGGCAGGATTTCTTGATCCTATCAACTCTCTGAGTTGTTCTTGGGTAAGCGTAACTGGTGCGTTCATTATTTTTTCCTAGAAAACTGCGTACATAAATACTCAATATATTTATCGGAGTATCAAATGACGGCTAATAACCCTTTACAGAAGTATTATAGACAACCTAAAATTTACATGACACTACCTAGCAAGGGATTGTTCTACCCACCAGGTTCTCTTTTAGGTGATTATAACAATGTTCCAATCTTTGGAATGACCGGGATGGATGAAATCATTATGAAAACTCCAGATGCATTGTTTAACGGTGAAGCAACTACTAAAGTGATTGAAAGTTGTTGCCCTTATATTCCTGATGCCACTGTGATTCCCAGTACAGATGTAGATGCATTACTAGTAGGTATTAGAATTGCCACTTACGGTGGAGAAATGGAATTGACACATAATTGCCCATCGTGTAAAGCTGAGAATGAATTTGTAGTTGATCTACAAAGAATACTTGATTACTACAGTAGTGTTAATTTTGATGGTAAAATAGCAATTGATGATTTATCTATCACCATTAGACCGTTATCTTATGCAGAAGTCACAGCATTTAACATGGAAAATTTTAAATTACAAAAAATGCTTTACCAATTAAGCAAAGCAGAAGCGGCTGAAGATGAAACTAAAACACAAGAAGTAAACGATTCTATATACAAACGTATTAGCGAAATGCAAGTAGAATTATTTTTAATTAGCATTGATAATATTCAAGTCAGTGGAGAAACTGTTACTGACGGTGACACTATTGCTGAGTGGTTGCAAAACAGTGACCGTAAATTCTTCCAGGTGATCAAAGAGAAACTTGAAAGAAACAAAGAAATGTGGAATATGCCCAAGCAACACGTAACATGTTCTGCTTGCAGTCACGAAACTGATGTTGAAGTAACATTAGACCAAGCAAATTTTTTCGCCAGAAGCTAATTTATATCCCGGACTCTGAGCTAGAAGATTTTCTCAAGGGTCATGATAGATACGTCCATGGTATAAAAGACGAAATTTATCGAATTAGCTGGTTTATGCGTGGCGGGGTTTCAGTAAGTGAACTAATGTTCAGTCTTTCTAGAGAAGATCGTTTAATTATGAACGAAATTATTAAAGAAAATATTGAACTAACTAAGAACAGTGGCTTGCCACTGATGTAATCACTTGCCGCCGCGGCCAGTTCCTTTGAATGGGTCAACATAGTTACCGTTGCCGCCGCCGCCCATCATGTCACCAACTTTGTTCATAACACTTGCGGGATCGTTTAGATCAATTTCATCGCTAGGTTTGTAGCCACTTGGTAAATTTCCAGAGGCTACTTGAACAGCAGCTTTGGTTACATCATAAACTTTACCAATTAATTCTGGTGCTGATCCTACTCCAGTGATTAAGAAACCAAATGTATTTTTTAACCATTCTTTTCCATCACCTACGCCAAACCAAGCAATAAGAGCTGCTTCGGTTCCACGCTTACTTAAATGTTTCATAATTTCAGCAGCGTTAGGACTGCCGCTGATTTTTGTTAGCCATGGAATTACTTTTAAAGGAAATGCCAGTTTACTAATTCCCCATGCTCCAACTTTTGGGGCAATGACTGATACTATCAATTCTCCACGAAGCTGTCTAATAGCATCTATTTTCTGTTCGTCAGTTAGACTAGGGTCATTTTCAATTTCAGTTGATTTGACCCAATATACTGTTGCTTCTTTAATCATATCTACTGCGTATAGCGTTCTAACAATAGTATCAGCTTTACTAGCAAGTACTGTTGATTTTAAAGCACCTGCTGCTAATGCATCTGCTTTGGCGCTGCCTTTTGCGGCAATTTTTGCAGCTTCTGTTTCCCACCAGCTTGCAGTCTTAGCCACGTCAACTTGAGCAGCACCTTTTGTAGTAGAGGTAGTGGCTTTTGCAGCATCAATTGCTGCCTTAGAAGGTTTACCAGCAGCAGCTAAATCTTTAATAGCTTGAGCTTTCTTTGCGGCCGCAGTAGCAGCCTTCTGAGCAGCAGTAGCAGCCGCAGGAACAGCAGACCTAGCAGCCTTATATGCGTTCCAACCAGTCTTAATTGCTGAAATAGGATCAGCTTCAGAAACAATTTGATGAATTTTCATAGTATTGTATTTATTATCTTAGTGGTATGTTCTTTGTGAGCTCACGCTCACAAGTGTTTTATGCTTCGCTTTGCTACGCATAAACACCTTTTCTTTAACTTAATATTTAATAGAATTAACTGCGAAGCAGTTTAAATATTATCTAGATTGTTTAGTCACACTTGGCCCTGGCGGGCCAAAGTTTTGAACATTATCTGAGTTGCATAGTTCACTTAGCGTTGTGGCGATTGCAGAGGCGGTCATCCTGTACCTCGAGCCACGTCTTTATATGACGGCGGTCTGTGTAGTATACGCTAACATACACACAAACGTAGGGAATACTATCCCTTCATTTAGCCTTGTAAATTTGTTTTTAAACAGCAAAATCAGTTTATGGAAGGCATATCCGATCATCGTCCTGTTAAGGATAGTTGCTGAGTACTCTTGGCGGCAAGAGATTTCCGTCCGGGCGTAGTTAAACCCCTTGTCCTGGGCACTTGATGTTAGCTAGTGCTTGCTTAATACCGCTGGAGAGCCTAAGATTTTAATATATGTGAGCCGTGTACGCGGACTTGAATATGTCCGTTATACCAGTCATCTGATTCTAATACTTTATTGAGGAATTGTTCTCTGGCCTCGATGTAAGAGCATTGCGCCTTTGATGTACAGTAGTATAAAATTTCGCGTTTGAAATTTTCTTTGCCTAAGAGTTCTATGTCTTTAGATAGATTAGGCGAGCTACCGTAGTAGTCCCTCCAGTCACTATCAATTTTGCTTCTAATTTTCTTCTTTTTCTTGCTGCCATTCTTTAGCTTGACTACTTTGTAGGTAGTTTTTGCAAATTTTGCAAGTTTCTTGCCTATGTACTTTTTGCCAGAGATTGTATTGGTTATCAAATATACGAAGCCTACGCAGTCTTCTGGTAGTTCTTCTATTTGCGTATCTTGATAAGTCCAATGCATCCATTATGTATCGGATGCTGATGGCGTGCCTTGTTGTTTTTGGATTTGTTTCTTTTCTGCTTTAATTTGATCCAGTTCGTGACGCCACTCTTGTATATGAATTCGCCTTAAACTGCATATTCGCCTAATTTCGCTGAGCCAGTATCTTGTTGCAATACCGCTACGCCGTGTGCCTTTTGAAATCCATTTCTGGTTTTCTTTAAAATAATTGTTGAAAGCAGTCATGAGCTGACCATGCAACTCTTCATCGCGTTTCACTTTTTGGCCTTTTTAATAATGTCGTTAGTTGCATCATTAATTTTTGAATCTTGAATAGATCTAAGGTGCAAACGTTCTGCACAGTTCCTAATGTCATCGTGCAGATTTAAGTCGCCCGTTTCTTCTAGCGTTAACTTTGCAATTTCATGAAGTGCTATAACTGCATCTACAAGTATCATATTTCTCATTCAGTGACCTCCAAGTCATTTGCATAACTTGTGTAACCGTTTTCTTTTATGACTCTTAACACATTGTTAACACGACCAATCAGTTCATCTTTGTGACTGATCAAATAAATGTTTTTATTACGTTCTCGAGCCATCTTTTTAAGTACGCTTAGTGCGCCTTCAACGCCACTGGCATCTAATCCGTTGTCGATCAACTCGTCAATAAACAACAAATTGATATTCTGATACAAACTTTCCCATACATCACGGAATGCCCATGATAATGATAAGATTAAACGATTACGTTCTCCACGACTCAAGTTGTCAAAGTCTAAATCTTGACCAAGTTGTGTAATCTCCACAGATAGGTCGTTTTGAAACAGCACAGTGTGAGGTAATCCCATTCTATCAAGATAATATGTAAGTCTATTATTCAAATATGCCAAATTTTGATCAATGATCTTCTTACGGATAAAGCTATCCTTGCTGGTTAACAATTTTAATAGAAAATCTTGATGATCCCTAATACTTGCTAGTTCATTTACATGATCCCAACTGACTTCTTGTATTGCAGTATTTTTTAATTCGTCGATTTGTTCTTGATAAGGGTCAATTTCATCAGCCCGCCTAACTAACTGTTCTTCTAAAGTAGTTAAATTATTTTGATGTTTGAGTGCTTGCTCAACAGAGTCATAATATGTATTAGGTCGTCCGTTGATATCACCTATAATTGTTAGCTCTTCTTTAACTTTGTTGCAATCTGCTGTTACTTTATCAAGATACTTTTGGGCATCTGTTATATTTTTAGTAGCAGTTGTGGTAAGTTCTTCGTGTTTATGATCATGCAATGCTTGTTCGCAAGCATGACATGTTTTGTTTGCTAGACTTTCCAGTTCTCGTGTATATTTTGCTACACTTTTTTCTGCTTGTCCAATTGCAGACTCTAATGTTGCTTTTTCTTTAGTTAAACTTTTTACTTTTTGCGAAACTTCCTCATATACTTTTAATTTTGCGTGTTGTTCTAATTCTTGTTCAATATCAACACTTAGAAGTTCTTGAATTGCCTTACTGATTTTATCTAAATCTGTAGTTTGTTGAGTGTACCAAGCAGTTTGTCTAGTAACTAAACTGTCAATACTAAACTGAATCTTTTCATTGGACTTTTTTGTAGCTTCTATTTCAGCACTTTCTTGTATGATTTGATCCTTGGTGTTTTTTGACAATTCTTTAAGGGCTTCTGCTTTCTCGCTAAGGATAGTAATACCTAATAGCTGTTCAATAATCATGCGTTGTTCATTGGCCCGCATACTTAAGAACGGCTCCGTATAAGTGTTTAACGCAACAATGTGTTTGAACATGTCGTGACTCATGCCTAGTAAATCATCCAAGTCTTTCTGCGTTTCACGCATGTCACCTTGTGCGTCATCGCTTTCTTCAGTATCTTGTTCTTGTCCGTTAACATAAAACTTAAGAATATTAGGTCGGCGACCACGCTCAACACGGTATTCAACACCGTCTTTTTCAAAATGTAGTGTTACTAACATGTTTTTAGCATTGATTTTATTAATCAAGTTATCTTTTTTAATGTTAGTAAGAGCGTTTCCGTATAAGGCAAAACTTAATGCATTAACAATAGTAGTTTTTCCAGTACCGTTACGGGATCCGCTATCGTCACCGCCCTGATCTAAATTTTCACCTAGCACTAGTGTTAGTTGTTCTCGGCCGAAGTCTACAGCCTGGGTTTGATTGCCCACGCTCATGAAGTTTTTAACTGTTAAATCTTTTATCTTGATCATAGGCTATTATAAATTGCCAATAAAGTCTTGGCGCTGTAAGTGTCACTTTCAATGCTGACAAGCTGATTACTGACAATGGTGTCAACACTTTCAAATGCTTGAATATCAATGTCTGTATTAATTTCTACATCCTTTTTCTCGGCAATCAATGTCAATTCTCGAATACTATAATCGCCTAAGAATTTTTCTTTAATAAAACTAGCTTCTTCATAGCTAATGTCAATGTCTAGTGTAACACGAAGATGTTGTTTGGGCAAGATCAATGTGCTCGCTTCGTCAATTAACCGGCTTAATGTAACAGTTCTAAATGTGGGCTGATTTGGCCAGTTGTAATATTCTGGTTCCTTGCCCCATTCCATAATCATCATGCCACGGTCGTCGTCCCATGCATCTGCATAGTTGTGCGGAAACGCATTACCAATATAATGCATATTTTTACGAACTTGACGTTTATGAAAGTGTCCGCTGAATCCCAATTCGTAATTTGCAAATTGATCCAACTGTAGTTCACCGTGATCCGGCATCTGTACCATTGCGTTCATAAAGAAGCTGGGCAACTCGAAGTGTCCAAATATATACTTGCCACCTTTCTTGCCTATCTTTTTCCATTCTTCACCCACGAGCCACGGACATAAAGTAACGTCGCCGATAGTAGTAGGTTCATGAACAACAGTAATACCAGGAATATATTTTCCAAACTCAACTGAGTGAATATCCCGCTTGTCTTTGTAATACAAATCATGATTACCAGGGAAAAAGTAAAATGTATTGAACGCCGCACCCAACTTTTCCAAGGCCCGCAAACTATAGTCCATAGTAGTGATGTTGAGGCTATTCCGATTGTGATGCCAATCACCCATAAAAATTCCAGTATCACAACCTTCCTCCTTTGCTTTAGCAATGTACCAATCTACAAAATCTTCGCAGTCTTTATTATGTACACTGCTATTTGACTTTAATCCAAAATGAATATCTGTAAAGCAGGCAACTTTTTTAAATAAATTACTCACTAGGCGTTCCTTCATTAAATCGTTTTTGTGCGGCAGCGTGTTCGCCTGCTCCAGTTCTACTGTAACTAGGATTCATGCCATTCATTTCTAACATGTCATCTCTAATATTTTGATTGCGTTTTTCAATGTTAATAATACGTACAAAACTGTTAGTCACCGCCGCAGTAAAATAGGCAAACGGGTTATTACTTTTTGCTTCGTTGAACTGCAACCCAATCTGAGTTAGCTGTAATATGGCCTGTGCTCGCATCTCATCGTTGTAGGTATAGCCACGCACATTACCACGAGTGGCATACCGTTCGCATAGTTTAATGTACATACGAGCTAGTGTATTAGTAATTTGCCCATGATCTTTGTCAAACTTGCCCTTTTCCAAATCACCTTTCCAGTGACTTTTTCCAACGCACACCAGTTCGTCTTTGTCATCAAATTTCCAATGTTGGAAAGGTGGAAAGTTAACTTTGTCTCTATGATCTGCTAGACTTTTAGGATTTTTCTTACGAGTATTATTAAGCGGAATATGATCAAATGTCATGATTCTAAAGACCAAATCTATCTTTTGAATCTTTTTGTAGTCAATTTCACAGTCGGCTTGTTTGACTTTTTCCCCGGCACGTTTGCGAGTTTGGTAATCCAAATCGCCTATTCTTTTAGCTTGATTCCTTTTAGCTTCAGCAACTGTGCGTATGTTTATTTTGTCCAAACTAGGCAAAATAATATCATATTGGTGATATTCAGGCTTTGCATAGCTTGAATATGTATTTTTGGACTTGTGTATTTCTTCTAGTAAGTCTTTGTTGTTTAAGTAATTTACTTTCGTTGGTGTTATTATTGTCATTAAATGGGTCCTATATAACAGTATTATAAACTACATACATTAAAAAGTCAACTAAATATTAGCCAGAGGGAACAATTATGGCATTCGATTTAGCAAGTGGGTTATCAAGCGTTTCAAGTGTAGCGCAGACAGCAAATTCTGTATTGCAGACGGGCGCAGGTGTGTTGCGTACAGCGGCCAATTTAGGTTCGGCACTGAATAATTTATCAAATCCCAGCCAGCTACTCAGTGCAATTCGAAGTATAAATCTTCCATTAGGCGGTGAGGCAATTGGTTCAATAGTCAACGCAGCAGCCGCATTTGGCGGAACAGATGCTACTAATGATTGGAGAGCAAGACTCAGTATGCCTAGGGGCAGTTTCTTTGATTCAAGCCCAATTTTACAACCATTAACTGCCGCAGGCGGACTAGTGTTTCCATACACTCCTACAATTACAATTAGTCACGCTGCAACTTACAATGAAGTTTCAGTAACTCATCAAAATTATCAATACATGGCATATCAGAGCAGTAGAGCAAATGCTATTCAAATTACAGGTGAGTTTAATGTTGAAGATTCTGTTCAAGCCAAGTATTGGATCGCAGCAGTTCACTTCTTACGTTCGGTAACAAAAATGTTCACTGGAGAAGGTGCGTTCGCTGGCAACCCTCCGCCAATTTTAAATTTTAGTGCATACGGTGACCACGTGTTTAGAAACGTTCCTTGCGTTGTCACTAGTTTTAGTATGACGCTGCCAAAAGATGTTCAGTATATCAGTACAACTGTAGCAGCCGGAAGCAGTTTGGGTGAAATTTCTTCACTAGCATCCACGCTGGCCGGCGCTAATTTGGGATCAGTCAGTTCAGCTGCAAGTGTGGTAGCAAAAGCAGGTTCTGCTTTGAATGCCATCTCAAACATTAAAGATGCTATTGGCGGCGGCATTGCTGGAGGCATGGGAGTTCCAAGAGATAGTCATGTTCCAGTTAAAAGTGATTTAACAATTACATTACAACCAGTCTACAGCAAAGAAGCAGTAAGACAATTTAGTTTGCGCAATTTTGTTAATGGCGCTTATGTAAGCAAAGGATACATTTAATGGCAAAATACACAAATCTAAGTCCTTGGTTTAGAACAACAATTTCAAGAAATACTCTGGATGTATTAACAATCAGACCAGTTAGTTCTGAGGCAGATGATTTTCTCTATACTATTGAACCACAATATACATATAGGCCTGATCTGCTAGCGCATGACTTATATGGCGAATCAGCACTATGGTGGGTTTTTATTCAACGCAATTTAGATATATTACAAGATCCTATATTTGACTTTATTCCTGGAACTCAAATTTTTATTCCTAAAAATTCAAGTCTTAGAGAAGTTTTAGGAAACTAATATGGCGTTTGATATACAATCAGCAGCTACCAACGCAACAAGCACGGTAACAAAGGCATTGGAAGGCTCTGGAGTTGTTGCCGGATTACAAAGTGCAGGCAATGCAATCAACGGTGCAAAAAACGCCATAGCTAACGGCGTATCTAATATTACTAACTCTATAACAAATGCAATTCCTGGGCAAGTAAAATCTTTAATAGAAGCAGTTCCTAAGATTGCAGATTTAAATATTGAGGCTTTATTAAACGCAGCCAAAACTGTTGTTAATATTCCTGGCACGCCACCTTTTCCAAACGTACTGCATAATTTTGCTAGTTATAACTATGTTTGGACATTGTCGGTGTTGAGCCCACAAGATTTAAATTTTCCAGATGAAAGTTATCGAAAGGGAAAATTAGGCCCAATTATTCTTAAAAGCGGCAGCGGCAGCCCCAATGACCGAGTGTCTACAACATACAGATCATTTAGTAATCCTACTGGTAAATTTGACTTCAACATTGAAGATATTAGAATTAGTGGGATGATGGGTATGGACAAAACTACTGGCAACACAAACGCCACTGGAATCACATTCAATATCATTGAACCCTACAGTATGGGAATATTTTTTGAATCGTTGCAGATTGCCGCCCTAGAAGCCAAGTACATCAATTATTTAGAATGTCCTCTTTTACTTCGATTAGAATTTAAAGGACACATTGATGCTTTAAGACAAAACGTAACAATACCTGGAACTACAAAATATTTTCCATTAAAAATTAGAAATATCACAATGCGTGTTAGTGGCAACGGCAGCGTGTATACCTGCGAAGCAATTCCTTGGAATGAAAAAGCTCATAATACAACATACAGTCAAGTTAAAACAGAAGTAAATGCTTCTGGATCCACAGTCCAAGAAATGATCCAGACAGGTGCAAAGAGCGTACAAAAAGTTATTAACGATAGATATCAAGAAGCTGTAAAACGCAAAGACGTTACAGTACCAGATCAAGTTTTAATTTTATTTCCTAGCGATTTAAAAACTAGCGACTCTACCAATGTGGACTCTGATAGCCAATCTGCACCAACAGCAACAGTTGATCCTAAGAAAGAAACTGGAGCTAACGGTGATGTGTTTGTTCGACTGGGAGTTGTCAGAGGAACTGACGGATTTAACCTAGTCCAAGACTCAAACATAAATCCTATTGGTATGGCTAGTATGGGATTTAACGAATATAGAAAAGGTGATGCAGCATTTGGCAAGGACAATGAAGCATATGACTCAGCTACTGGAACTTACAAACGTGGAAATATCTCCGTAAGTAAAACATCCAGTGAAGCTCGATTTGCGCAAGGTACTGACATCCCAAGTATTATAAATCAAGTTATATTAGCAAGCGATTACGGCAGACAGGCTCTTGACCCTGATAAAATTAGTGACGATGGATTCATCAACTGGTGGAAAATTGAAACGCAAATGTATATTATGGACACTGATGCTGATTTAAACACCACTGGACGAAAACCCAATTTAGTAGTTTATAGAGTAATACCACACAGAGTCCATCATAGCAAATTCATGCAACCAAATGAAGCAGCTAAAGGAGTTGAAAAACTTAAATTACAAGCAATCAAAGAATACAATTACTTGTATACGGCAAAGAATTTAGATATTATTAATTTTAATATTGAATTTAATGCGGCTTTTTATACTGCGCTTAATGCAGACGGTGGCAAAAATAATATTGACGTTAATAGAGCAGGAGAAACTGGTAATGCTGCCTCTAAAAATGCACCTCCAGAAGCTGACGCTAATAGAGAAGCACCGTCCTCTGGCACAAAAGTTGAGTTAGGTACTGTTCCAACTTCGGCGATTAAAGATAAAGTTGGAACTCGAACAGGACGTAAAGGTGGCCCAGGTGGTGACGACCCGGCAACTATGGCAGCTAGGCAGTTTCATGACGCAATTACAGAAGGCGCTGACATGATTCAATTAGATATGGAAATCATAGGAGATCCTTATTTTCTTGGTGACAGCGGCATGGGAAATTACTCTGCCCAAGCAACCAATTTAAAAGGTATTAATGCAGACGGCGGCATTAATAGTCAAGACGGACAAACTTATATAAATGTAAGATTTAGGAATCCTGTTGATATCAACAGCCAAACTGGTAGATATGATTTTCCTGGAGGCAGTCTAGTTCCACAGTTTAGTGGACTTTACATGGTCACTAAAGTTGAAAATATGTTCAATAAGGGACAGTTTAAACAGACACTATCTTTAAATAGAATGGTTGGACAAGATGTTAAAGATGACGGCAGTTCAGGAAAAACCCTAGTGTCTAAAATTGTTGACAAATTTAATCCAAACGATCCAAAATCTTATCAAGCTAACGATGTTAGCGGAAACGAAGGCGCATAATGGCAGAAGAAACCAGAACTGGTATAGGTTCAGAAGGCAATAGCCCTGGACCGTTTTTAGCAAAAGTAATCAGTCACCTTGACCCTACATATATGGGTTCTTTAGAAGTGCAATTACTTCATGAAGTTGGTAATGATCCAGGATCAGAAGGACAAACTTCAGTAGTAAAATACATGAGCCCGTTTTTGGGTTCAACCAGTATTGATTTTGTTGGTGAGGATGAAACATACGACAATGCACAAAAGTCTTATGGCATGTGGATGATACCTCCTGATCCAGGTTCTACCGTAATTGTATTTTTCATTGAAGGCGATCCACGTAAGGGCTATTGGTTAGGATGCGTTCAAGATGAAAATATGAACTTTATGATGCCAGGATTGGCAGCAACATCATATAATATAGACGGTGATGAGGAACGTGTGCCAGTCGCTGAATATAATAAAACAGCAATCACATCTGGGCACAACGACAGTACTAAAAATAGAAAGGCGCAGCACCCTTTTACTAAAATATTATCCAGTCAAGGATTGTTAAAAGACGATATTAGGGGCATAACAACTTCTAGTGCTCGTAGAGAAACACCAAGTATGGTATTTGGGATTAGCACTCCCGGACCAATTGACAAGAAAGGTCCTAAAGGATCTATTGGTAAATCTGAAGATGAGATATCTGGAGCATTTGTCAGTCGTCTTGGCGGTAGCACGTTTGTTATGGATGACGGTGACGACAAATTTACACGCAAGACCGCAGCAAGTGAAGGCCCGCCAGAATACGCCAGTGTTGAGCAAGATGAAACAGATGGCGATCCAGCAATTCCCCATAACGAATTAGTTCGTATTAGAACAAGGACTGGCCATCAAATTTTAATGCATAACAGTGAAGATTTGATTTACATTGGCAATGCCTCTGGAACAACTTGGATTGAATTAACCAGTAATGGCAAAATAGATATTTTTGCAACAGATAGTATAAGCATTAGAACTAAAGCGGATTTGAATTTTTATGCCGATAGAGATATAAATTTTGAAGCTAAACGCAATGTTAATATAAAAGCTGGGGTAGAAATGCAACTTGAATCTGGAACAAATTACAATGTTATTGCTGGAACTAACGGAAAAATTACAATAGGCGGCACAATGGATTTGAATGTGACAGGTGCATATAAAGAAACAGCGGCCCGGATAGATATGAATGGTCCGGTGGCAACAAAAGCAGTTAGGATGAAAACACATAACTTACCAGATGTTGCTACACAAGGTGCAGATATGACTGAGATGATCTCAATAATGCGTAGAGTTCCCACAGCAGAACCATATCCTCAACACGAAAACTTAGACCCAACTAAAGTTACCTCCGTAAAAACCAACAGAGATTCTGGTGGAAGAACCGGCGCAAGTGCTACAACTGATATGAGTTTTTCAGGAACAAAATATAAAGAGTATACCACTGTTACTGATACCTTCAGTAAAATACAAGGTGCTGAGGAGTAAATACTACTATGACATCAAGCTCACGTTTGTATAATAAAATAACTGTGCCAGGCAAAGACCCTAGGCGTGCTGCGCCTATCCCAAGAACGTATCGGGGATTTAGCACAATTAGTGCCGACAGTGAAAGCTATACACTGTTTGATTTAGCGTTAATTAAACAGGATATTATTAACCATTTTCATATTCGCCAAGGCGAGCGTTTAATGAATCCAGAGTTTGGCACAATCATATGGGACTTGCTTTTTGAGCCCTTGACTGAAGAACTAAAGTCTATCATTATTCAAAACGTGGAAACTATTATTAATTACGATCCACGAGTACGTGCAGAAAACGTTATTGTAACTGCCTACGACAGCGGTTTACAAATTGAGTGTACACTGACTTACATGCCTTACAATATTTCAGAAACATTGCAGTTTAAATTTGACCAAACAAACGGTCTTATTAATTAAAACCCCATAAAATAAAAACCGCTAAATATACTTGATATAGGAAGCGGATATGTCCTCAACTGATAGACAAAATAGATTACTAGTAGCAGAAGATTGGAAGCGAGTATACCAGAGCTTCCGAAATGCAGACTTCCAAAGTTACGACTTTGAGAATCTGCGCCGAGTAATGATTAGTTACTTGCGCGAAAATTACCCAGAAGATTATAACGATTATATCGAGTCAAGCGAGTATCTTGCTTTAATTGACATGATTGCTTTCTTGGGGCAAAGTATAGCTTTCCGAGTTGATTTGAACGCTCGTGAAAACTTCTTAGAACTTGCAGAACGTCGAGAAAGTGTATTAAGACTAGCAAGGCTTTTAAGTTATAATGCCAAGAGAAACATTCCTGCCAGCGGACTTCTTAAATTTCAAAGCGTAAGCACAACTCAAACAGTCATTGACAGTAATGGTAGAAATCTTGCTGGGCAAGTTGTTGTGTGGAATGATCCAGCAAATACAAACTGGTATGATCAATTTATTAAAGTAATAAATTCTGCAACTCCAGCATCTAGCCAGTTTGGCACCCCAGATGATAAATCAATCGTCTATGGGATTCCAACAGAACAGTATCGATTTCAAACTTATAGTGCTGGTGTACCAGTTTTTGGATTTACAAAAACAGTTGATGGCAGAAATATGAATTTTGAAATTGTTAGTACAATTATTGATTCAGGAACTACAATCATTGAGGATGCCCCTCAAGCTGGAAAGACACTATCTTTCCTATATCGAGATGATGGTAAAGGATCAGCAAGTCCAACGTCTGGGTTCTTCTTACATTTCAAACAAGGTAATCTAAACACTGGAACATTTACTATCACGCAACCTAGTACTAATGAAATCATTGACATTGATGCAACTAATGTAAATGACAGTGATGTGTGGTTATATAAGTTAGGTTCAACTGGTGTTGAAAGCGAGCTATGGGCAAAGGTTCCTAGTTTTGAAGGCAACAATGTTATCTATAACAGTTTGAATAAAAATATCCGTAATATTTACGGAGTAGTTACTCGCAATAATGATAGAGTAAGTTTAACATTTAGTGATGGAACATTTGGAACATTACCCCTTGGCACCTTTAGAACTTATTATAGGATTAGTAACGGATTACAATATACAATAAATCCTAAAGATATTAGGAACGTTAGCATTGATATTCCATATATTTCAAATGTAGGACAAGCAGAAGTATTAACAATTACACTTGCATTACAAAGTTCTATTACAAATAGCTCTGCAACTGAATCAAATGCTAGTATTAAACAAAATGCGCCAGCAACATACTATACACAAAATCGTATGATTACTGGCGAGGACTATAATATTAGCCCTCTTAGCGTCAGTCAAGAAGTAGTTAAAATTAAAGCGGTTAATCGTACATCAAGCGGCATTAGTCGATATTTTGATTTAGTTGACCCAACTGGAAAATATTCAAGTACAAACTTATTTGGCGATGACGGGATTGTATACAAAGAATTGTTTGATGATAGTTTTAGATTTAGCTACTCATCAAGAACAGACATTGAAGCAATAATTTATAATCAAATTATTGACGTTCTTTCAGAAACTTCTTTACGTAATTTTTATTATTCAAACTTTAGTAAAATTGCTACAGACAGTTTAAGTATTTCGTGGTTCCAGAAAACATCTGACACAAGTGAAAGCACTGGCTATGTTGGCGATACAGTTGATTCAGAGCCCTATCGAACTGGTGTTTTTGCAGCAACTGATTTGCAATATTTTGAACCAGGGGCATTAGTTAAGTTTGTAGCTCCAGCAGGAACTTATTTTTTAAAATCTGAAAACAATAAGATAGTGTATGGTGCCGCCACAGTGCCTAACTCTTCAACTGTGCTATGGGCCAAAGTTGTTGGCGTTATTGGCGACGGGACCAATAACGGTACTGGTGTATTATCTGATGGTTCTGGACCAGTGACTCTCAATGTAAATATTCCGCAAACTGCAATTGTTTCTCAAATTATTCCTAAATGGCGCACCACTATTGATGCTAACACTATTAGCTCAATGATAGAATTAATTTATGCTAACAAACCTTTTGGGTTAAGATATGATACAATTTCAAAAACTTGGAAAATTGTATTTGAAGGAAATTTAAATATTAAAGATGAATTTAGTTTGGGCAAACAAGGCAATAATACCAATCAACAATTAGATTCAAGTTGGTTGCTATTGTTTACTACTGACACTGAATTTTATACAGTAAAAAGTAGACGACTACGTTACATATTTGAAAGTAAACAACAAATTAGATTTTATTATGATTCTTCAAATAAAATATTTGACAGTAGATCTAATTCAATCGTCAAAGACAAAATTAAAGTATTGAATGTCAATACTAAACCAGATGTTACATCGGCATTTACATACGACTTAGTATGGGAAATTAACAAAGAATTTGTTGGTCTTGATGGCTACGTTGATACTAAGAAAATTGAACTATCATTTAGTGACAGCAATGACGATGGAATTGTTGACGACCCAGAGTTGTTTGAAGTGATTGTAGATACAGCAACATCGCCACTGACAAAATACATAGTTTTAGAAAGATACGATATTGCAGCTGGACAACAAGATTATAGATATATCAGCAATGATTCTGATCTTGTGTTAATTTTAACTACTGAGGGAACCGTAGGATCATTTGCTCCGTATGTTAACGGTCAATATTTTTATTTTATTGACACTAGAACAGTTAAAAAATTAGACAAAGTAGTTGGAAAGTTAACACCGTCATTGGATTATAAAGTTTTTTCTGGTCGAGACGGTTTAAAATTCCAGTACGTGCATAGTGCAGATTATGAAACACGTATTGATCCAGGACTGAGCAACATCGTTGACTTGTTTATCCTAACAAGAGAATATGATACAAAATTTAGACAATGGATTTTAGGAAATCTAACTACAGAACCACTACCATCCAGTACTGACCAGTTATCACTGTCGTTATCCCCGTCTTTAAACACAATTAAATCAATTAGTGATGAGATTGTTTATCACCCAGTGAGGTATAAAGTGTTATTTGGATCTAAAGCATCTGCTGATGTTAGAGCAGCATTTAAAATTATTAAAAATGCAGAGCAAACAATTAGTGATAACGAAATTAAAGCCAACGTATTAACAGCAATTAATGAATTTTTTGCTTTAGAAAATTGGGACTTTGGTGATAGTTTTTACTTCTCTGAATTATCAGCGTATGTCATGAATCGAACTTCTCCGTATCTAGTAAATTTTGTTATTGTTCCTAGACAAACAAATTTAAGTTTTGGTAGCTTGTTTGAAATTAAATCAGAAAGTGACCAACTCTTTATTAACGGAGCAACAACTGACGATATTGAAATTATTTCAGGCATAACGTCGAGTGTCATTTCAGCTTCAGGAAATCTTGCATCTAGCTCAAATGTTACATCACAACAAACTATTACAAGTAAAAGCGGGAGTTATTAATGGCTGAACAACAAAACGAATACGGACTTCCTATTGGCAAGGGCGAAAAACGCCGCACTGCAAAATTGTTGCCAAGATTTTATAGAACAGAATCTAACAAGAAGTTTATTCAAGCCACCATTGATCAGTTAACACAGTCTGGTACAGTAAAAAAGTTAAACGGTTTTATTGGCAGACAAAATGCCAAAGCTGTTACAACTAATGATGTTTTTATTGAAGAACCAACGTTAGACAGACAGCACTATCAACTAGAGCCTGCGGCAGTAGTTAAAGATACACTGGGAAATATTACATTTTTTAAAGATTATATTGACTATGTCAATACTGTTGATGTATTGGGCGGCATAACTAAAAACCATCAAAAATTAAATAAACAAGAATTTTATTCTTGGAATCCACATATAAATTGGGATAAATTTGTCAACTTCCAACAATATTATTGGATGCCATATGGCCCAGCAGTTATTAAAGTACTTGGCCAACAACAACAAGTTACAAGCACGTACACTGTGCAACTATCTGACGAAGGAGACAACAGGGCATACTTGTTCACACCAGATGCGTTGACTAGAAATCCCACGTTAACTTTGTATAGAGGTCAAACATATAAATTTGAAATCACTGCCCCTGGAGAACCTTTTAGTATTAAGACTCAGCGCCAAGCAGGTGAGTTGTATAGATATACAGATGGTGTTGATTTGTCTGCGGTTGAATCTGGAACAATTACATTTACAGTTCCGGTAGATGCTCCTAATGTTCTATATTATGTCAGTGAAAACTCGCCAGATACTGGCGGTGTTTGGGAAATATACGACATTGATGAAAATACTGTAATTGACGTTGCATCTGAAATCATAGGTAAAAAAACGTACACGTTATCAACTGGTGTTGAATTAAGCAACGGTATGAAATTGACTTTTGGTGGAAATGTAAGTCCTGCATTATATGCAACTGGGTCTTTTTATGTAGAAGGTGTAGGCGAACAAATAAAATTAGTTCCAGAATCTAAATTAGAAATTGTATCTGCATATTCAGCAGCGAGTCAAGTTTTATTTGATGATGCTGGTTTTGATTCAATGCCATTCAGCGATGCAACATCATTTGCTGGACAGAAAGATTACATTACAATTAACCGTTCAAATTCTGACGGAAACCCTTGGAGCAGATATAATCGTTGGTTCCATCAAGATGTTATATCTAAAAGCGCAGAAGCTGCTGGGATACCAATTGAACTAGATCAAACTAGACGTGCAACACGACCAATTATTGAATTTGAATCAAATCTTAAATTGTTCAACTTTGGCTACGCATCTAAGAATGATGTTGATTTAATTGACACATTCACAACAGATGTATTTTCGACAATTGAAGGATCTTTGGGATACAACGTTGATAGCGTTCCGTTAGCCCAAGGGCAGAGAATCTTATTCACAGCAGATTCTGATTCATTAGTCAACAACAAGATTTTTAAAGTGACATTTATCACAGTTACACCTGTGGGTGGTGCTGGACCAGTTAGACAAATTCACCTAGTTGACGAGTCTGATACAGACGCCCTATATGGCGAATCTGTTGTTATTAGAAGTGGTAGATTAAATCAAGGAAAAATGTATTGGTTCAATGGAAGCACATGGAAATTATCACAACAAAAAACAACAGTTAATCAAAAGCCATTATTTGATTTGTTTGACAGTGACGGTGTATCTATTTCTAATAATACAATCTATCCAGGGTCTACGTTTTTAGGTAACACTATCTTTTCATATAAAGAAGGTTCAGGAGTTACTGATGCAGTGTTAGGAATTCCGTTGTCCTATAGGAATATTAGTAACATTGGTGATATTGTTTTTACCTTTGATTTATTACAAAATACATTTTCCTATAAAGACGGTGTTGATGTTGTAACAAAGAATACTGATTCTGCTTTCCTTAAAATCATTACGGGATTAGATGCCGGAGAATATGTTAACGGTTGGATCACTAATCAATTAGAGAATACCCAGCCCATTGTTAGAATATTTAAAAATAGCGGGCTTATCAACAACTTCCCAATTGATGTTTATGATGACATTGGGAATCTAAGTGATTTAGAAGTGAGAGTGTATGTTAACGGTAAAAGGATTGACAAGTCTTTCTGGTCAATCGTTGATGCAGTACGATATAAAAAAGTCGTAATAAATTCAAATCTTATTAACATCACGTCTGACGATGTAATTACTTTACGTTGCTTCTCATCACAAGATAAAAATGCTAACGGTCATTATGAATTGCCAATAAACTTTCAAAATAACCCGCTAAACAACAACGTTAATACTTTTACATTAGGAGAAGTTATTGACCACGTTGATTCAATTGTTGATAATCTTCCAACGTTTAATGGAACATATCCGGGCAATAATAATCTTAGAGATCAAGGATTCTTATCTACATTTGGAACAAAATTTGTACAGCATAGTGGACCAGTTAACTTTGGATTATATCATTTAACATCAAAAAATTCTAATATTGTTAAAGCATTGAATCAAACCAGAGACGATTATGGTAGATTCAAAAGAAATTTTATTAGTGTTGCAACAAGTATTTCAGATGACTTGCCTACTAAAGAAATCGTTGATAAAATTATTTTAGAAATTAATAAAGATAAACCAAAAACGTTTCCATATTATTTTAGTGATATGGCAGGAACTGGTGCTGCAACTAAAAATGATTATAAAGTTGTTGATTTTAGAATTAAAACATATCCATTGTCTTCAGCATTTTCGTTAAACACATTATCAAATAAAGCAGTTAACATTTATGTAAACGGCGTTCAATTGATTTACTCAAAAGATTACTCTTTTGATGACACTGGATTTGTTATTATATCAGATACTTTTAATTTAGTAGACAATGATATAATTACCATTTATGAGTATGAAAGTACGGATGGTTGCTTTATTCCACCAACGCCAACATCTTTTGGAATCTGGCCTAAATTTGAACCTAAAAAATATTTAGATACAACCTTAGTAACACCACAATATGTTATTCAAGGGCATGACGGTAGTATTGTTGTTGCATACAACGACTATAGGGATAACTTAATTTTAGAAATAGAAAAACGCATTTTTAATAATATTAAAGTTGCATATGACTCAACTATTTTTGATATATTTGATTTTATTCCAGGTTACAATAGAAGAACAGATTACAGCTTACAAGAATTTAATGAAGTATTAGCCCCTAGTTTTTATCAGTGGGCAACGCTAGTTGACGGTGATTTTACTAAACCAATAAGCTATACTAATAGTAATCCATTTACATACAATTATTCAAAGAACACATCTCCTGATGGGACTGCATTGCCTGGATACTGGAGAGGAATATACAAACATATATTTGACACTGACCGAATTCACTTGTGTCCTTGGGAGTCTTTAGGGTTTAACATTGAACCAACTTGGTGGCAAGATGTATATGGACCAGCACCATATACAAGTGATAATTTAATATTATGGAATGACTTAAAAGATGGTATTACTAGAGAACCTGGTAAGCCGCTAACAAGAAATATTAAGTTTTCAAGACCTACATTGGCAATTATGCCGCCTGTTGATGAAATGGGCGAATTACTAGACCCAATAGCAGCAAATATTGTTCAAGGTAACATTAAACCTCAAATGTCAGATGCTTTCAAATTTGGAGATTACAGCCCAATTGAATCAGCATGGAGAAGAAGTTCGTTCTTCCCATTTAGTTTTGTGCTAGCATCAGTTTTAATGCAACCAAATAATACATTGGGTTTATGTATAGACAGAAGTAGAATTATTCGAAACAATACTGGCCAGTTAATTTATAAAGACACTGGATTAAGATTAAGATTAACAGATTTAACTTTACCATCAACTACATCTGATAGTGAACGTGTGTTGACTGCCGGCTTAGTAAATTATATTGTTGACTATATTCTTAGTGATAATTTAAAATCATTATCACAATATAAGGTTGATTTAACAACTATGACAAACTATCTAAGTCATAGATTAGGTGGGTTTACCAGCAAAGAAAAGTTTAAATTAATTTTAGATAGTAAAAGTCCAACGGCAAATGCAGGAGTATTTGTTCCTCAAGAAAACTATACAATCTTTTTAAATACTTCCAGTCCAGTTAAAAAGCTAACATACAGCGGCGTAATTGTCACTAAGATTTTAACATCAACGGGTGAAGGATATGAGGTAAAAGGGTACAATCAAAAGACACCGTTCTTCTATTATTATCCGTGGACACAAACTGGTAATGTTATTAATGTTGGCGGTATTAGTGAATCTTATATTGAGTGGGTGCCTGGCCAACAATATATTGTTGGAAACGTTGTTCGATACAATAATGCTTATTACAGAGCCACACAAAATCATACATCTCAAGATAATTTTAGTTCCACTGAATTTCAAAAATTAGCCAAGTTACCTATCATTGGTGGACGAGACGCATCCCTGAGAAAATTGTGGGATAGAACTCCAACGATTGTTAATTACGGAACTGTGTATGATACAGTTCAAGAAGTAGTTGATTTTTTACAAGGTTATGGTGAATATTTAAAAGATCAAGGATTTGTTTTTGACGATTATAATACAAATTTAAAATCTGTAGCCTCATGGGAAACTTCTGTTAAAGAATTTATGTTCTGGACAACTCAGAACTGGAGTGCTGGAGAAGATAAGTTTGTTGACTGGTTACCTAATAGGACTTACAAAGCTGGCGTTATTGTAAAATACAACGGTGATTACTTTTCTTCTAAAATTGATCATACAACTAGTACAATATTTCAAACAGAATTGTACAATAAATTAGCCAGTTTATCTCAAGATGGTGCTAGTGTTATTGCACTGAGCCCTTCCGCACTTGGTTTATCAATGAGATTAACTTATGCTGTGATTGATGATATTAGAGATCAGTTTAATGAATATGAAATCTTAAAAGCAGATGGCGCAAAATTTGATCAAAACTTTTTAAACCACACTCGAGAAGATAACGAATTTTCTTTTAGCCCACGTATTGATGGGATAGGAATTTATGGTGCTGGCTTTTATCTAGTACAAAAAGAACATGTACTAATTATTGATAATATAACACAGTTTAATGATACAATTTACAATTTAGAAGCTGGATATAAACAAGATAGGATTAAAGTTTCTGGTTATCGTACAGTTGGTTGGTATGGCGGATTTGATATTCCTGGATTTGTATTTGATCAAGCTGATATTACAGAATGGAATTCTTGGACTGATTACAATCTAGGCGACATAGTAAAATATAAAGAATTTTATTATAGTGCAGAAAACTTCCTTCCAGGAGTTGAAACATTTAATCCTAGCAGCTGGATTCGATTAGAAAACAAACCAACTTCTGCGCTACTTCCTAACTGGGATTATAAGGCAGAGCAGTTTACTGACTTTTATGATTTAGAATCTGATAATTTTGATGCTGGGCAACAGCGTGTTGCTCAACACTTAGTTGGATACCAAAAAAGACAATACTTAGAAAACATTATTAAAAATGATGTAAGCGAATATAAATTTTATCAAGGTATGATTCCTGAAAAAGGTTCTGCTAACTCATTGAATAAATTATTTGATGTACTAAGTGCTGAAGGCCAAGAAAGTATTGATTTTAATGAAGAATGGGCTGTACGTGTTGGACAATACGGCGGTTCAGAAGCATTTGACGAAATTGAAATTTCTTTAGATGAGTCACTGTTTAAAACTAATCCACAAGCATTTGAATTAACAAACAGCATTGATCCTTCTGTAGTGGATTTTGTAATTCGTCAGACGCCAAATGATTTATATTTAAAACCGTCTGGATATAACAACAACCCTTGGCCGTCAATAACAAATTATAAGCCGTATCTAAGAACTCCAGGCCACGTTAGGTATGATCAAGTTGCACTTAACGTTGACTCGTTGACTGACATTGTATCTGAGGATATCAATGTATTAAAAGAAGGTGATTATGTTTGGACAGCATTTGAAGGTACCAGTTGGAACGTTTATAGATTTACTAAAGCTGACTTTGTTATAAGAACTGTTGAATACGCTAATTCTGTTATTACTTTAGAATGTGAATCTATCCCATCAGTAAATGCGGGTGACGTAATTGGTATCGCCAACGCTGGGGTGCTTTCTGGATTTCATATAGTTAGTAGTGTTAATTTAGATTTGATTACTATAGATAAAACTATATCAGGTTGGCAAGATCCGTTTGCTGATAGTTCTCAAATTTTAATCTATAAATTTAACAGTCACCGTATAGGCAGCATCAATGAGGCAGTACAGTTACCGTTGCAATTAAAAGCAAACGAATTGTTGTGGTCTGGTATAGACGGTGGCGGACAAAATACTGTATGGCAAAATAATCCAGTATTTTCAAGAAAAACATTGACAGCCTCTACGCAAACTATAAATGAAGAGTTTGGAAGAACGGTAGCAGTAGATGCTACTGCAACGGTGTTAGCAACTTCAACTAATGCAGATAATGTTGCCTTGTACGTTAAATCAAATAGTACTACAGGCTGGACAAAAAAACAAACAATTGAAATGCCACCAGCTTATGCTCCGCTACTAGGGTTTGGAAAAGAGTTAGCATTTTCACCTGACGGAGTTTGGCTTGCAATCGGAGCCCCAGACGCAACTAGTGGACAAGGTCGTGTGCTAATGTATCAAGTTGATACTAACGGCGAGTATCAATTTGTTACCAACTTAGCAAGTGGAAATACTGCAAATCAGCTGTTTGGATCTAAAATTAAACTAGCAAAATTAAGTGTTGGTTATAGAATGGCTGTAGTTAAGACGTTCCCTGGACTTGATCAAAATCGTGTTATGATTTTTAGCAACATGGGTTCTTGGGTTAGCGAAGGAGAAGTTGAAACAACAACCACCAATGGTGATAACTTTGGTTATGATATAGACATGACTGCAGACGGTTCAACTCTCGTTATAACAGCTCCAACTACAAACTTTGGAGCCGGATCAGTCTTCATTTACAACTATACAACTTCGCTATATGAACTAGATCAAACAATAACAGCAAGTCAATTTACCATTGATCCAGAGCGATTTGGAGAAAGCGTATCAATAACTCCTGATGGGAGTGTGATGGCAGTGGGGTCTATCCTTTCAGATGATACCAAAGCTGATCAAGGAGTTGTGAGAATTTTTGATCTTGACTCGTTGGGATATGCTGCACGACAAACAATTACAAATAGAAATCCAGAAATATCTGAAAAGTTTGGAGCAAAAGTAAAACTTATCAACGGCGGAAAAACATTAGCAGTTTTTAGCGCAATGGGCGATAGTAAAACTGTTTACTCAATTGATAACGGGTCAACAATATTTGATAACGGGTCAACACAAATCGTAGACTTTAATAAAGATGCTGGCCGTATTGACATTTACGATGAATATGATGTTGCTTTTATCTATGGCGAATCTCTATTAGTTGACAATGCAATGAATGACAAATACGGTTATTCACTTGCTGCTGGAGATAATACTATAGTTGTATCAGCTCCAAAAACAGATAGTCAAGTTTCAAATTCTGGTGTTGTTTATACATATTACAAAGTTCGTTCAGCATTTAGCTGGACCGTTTTACAATCAGAAAAAAATAAAGTTGATGTAACAAAAATTAAAAAATTATTTTTATACAACAAGAAAACTAGCAATCTTGTAACATATTTGGATATTATTGATCCAATGCAAGGTAAAATTGCTGGAATTGCAGAGCAAGAAATCAAATACAAAACATATTATGATCCAGCAACATATTCTGTTGGAACAGATGCAGTAAACGTTGATGACGGGATGGCTTGGTTAGGACAACAAGTTGGAACTTTATGGTGGAACTTGGATAGAGCTAAATTTTTAGATAGCTATACTGGTAACGTTGTTTATAGAAATTCTACTTGGAATACACTATATGAAACTGGCAGTATTGATGTTTACGAGTGGGTTGAAACAAAATATACTCCGTCCGAGTGGGACAAACTAGCTGATACTGAAGCAGGTTTAACATCTGGTATAAGCGGAACAAGTTTATATGGCAATACCACATACAGTGTTAAGAAACGTTATGACAACGTTGCAAAAACTTTTAAAAATACTTATTATTTCTGGGTTAAAAATAAAACAACGGTACCTAATGCTCCTGATAGACTAATATCTGCCTTCAACGTTGCAACACTAATAGCAGATCCAAAGAGTCAAGGCTATAAATTTGTTGAATTTACTGGAACAGATAGTTTTAGTCTAGTAAACGTTCAAAATTTACTGGTTAGTTCTGATATCGTATTGGCTGCGCAGTATTGGCTAGTAGATCAAGATGACTTGAATATTCACACTGATTGGAAAATTATCAGTGAACATCCTAACACATCAATACCTACTGCAATTGAAACTAAATGGATTGACAGTTTAGTGGGTAACGATCTCAATAATAGGCAAGTTCCAGATATCAACTTGCCCCCTAAGTTAAAATACGGGGTGCAATTTAGACCAAGACAAAGCATGTTTATCAATAGAATTGAAGCACTAAAGCAATATATTGAGCGTTTAAATTCTGCACTAATATCTGAACTAATAGTTGATTCAACAGATTTAACAGACTTTAAAAAGTACGATGCTTATCCAGACTATGTAACACAAGCTGATGGAACACGCATTCTTCCTAGCGGTCTTTATGATTCTGTTGTTGATACTGATGCAGAACTGCGATTAATTAATACTGGGGCTTTCACTATGCCTTCTTTACTACCAGTAATTGAAGATGGCAGAATTACAGATGTTATTATTACAAAAGCTGGCTCAGGATATATTAATGCACCTTATATAACAGTTAATGGCCTTGGCAAAGATGCTAAACTTAAAACAGTTTTAGACGCTAACGGCGGAATTGCCAGCGTAATAATAAACAATGCTGGCCAAGGGTACACTAATAGCACTACTTTATCAATTAGATCGCTAGCAGTATTGGTCATTAGCGATGAACAGGCCTTAGGAAGGTGGTCTATATACGCATTTAATATTGGTACATCTAGTTGGATTCGAACTAAATCTCAAAGCTACAATGTTTTAGCATTTTGGAATTATGTTGATTGGTATGCACCTGGTTATAATTTATTCACAAAAATTGATTACTCAGTTGATGGAACAAATCAGTTATACACACTATTGGCAGATATTGGACAAACAGTTAAAGTTAAAACTGTTGGCTCAGCCGGCTGGATGTTACTAGAAAAGTTTGCTGATGTGTCTTCTGTAGACTATACACAGAGTTACAAAGTAATTGGCAGACAAAATGGAACAATTCAAATATCCAATAAGTTCTATCAATTTGTAGCAACCAATTTAGGATTTGATGGACCATTATACGATACTGATGTTTTTGATAATTCAGGTTCAGTTGAACTTAGAATTATTTTAACAGCTATTAAAGACAAGGTTCTTATTGATGAATTGAGGACTGTGTACTTAAAACTTTTCTTTGCAAGTCTTAGATATGCATTAAGTGAACAATCATATGTTGATTGGGCATTTAAAACTAGTTTTGTTAAAGCAATGCACAACGTAGGAAATTTAAAACAGAAAGTTACATACAACAATGACAACTTAGCTGATTTTGAAAGCTATATTGCTGAAGTAAAACCATACAGAACTAAAATTAGAGAATATGTAAGTTCTTATACTAGTATTGATAATACCCAGTCTGTTGTCACTGATTTTGATCTACCACCAGTTACCATTGGTAATCAATCTGTTCCAGTAGTAGTATCAGTTGGTGACACAAACGAAATTGTTATTAACAACGATGAATTGTTGTCTTATCCTTGGAAACATTGGCTTGATAATGCTGGATTTTATGTGTCAGAAATTGTGTTAGTTGACGGTGGTTCTGGATATATTACAAATCCAGAAGTTATTATAACTGGAGCAAATACAACCCAAGCAACGGCTAAAGCATACATTTCAAACGGCAAAGTTACTAAAATTCAAATAGTAACTAGTGGTGAAGGATACTTTTCTGCCCCGACAGTTGAATTGAACGGCGGATTATCTACTATTGGTGTTCCAGCTCGTGCGGTTGCATTTATTAAAAATGATCTAGTTCGAAGCTCTTTAATTAAAATTAAATTTGATAGAATTACTAGCAAGTATTACATTACATCGTTAGCTGTGACTGAAGAATTTATTGGAACTGGATCTCGATTACAATTCCCATTGAAATGGAGTCCAGATTTAAAAACTGGCAAGACGACTGTTGTTATTAAAACAAACTCAACAGATACTAACGGCCAAGAAGCACTGCGAGATACATTCTCAGTAACTAGTAAAACAAGCACTACTAGAGGACATACAAGTTATTCTGGGGTGTTAACATTTAACTCTGCTCCAGCAAATGGTGAAGTAATTGTAATTAATTACGTTAAGGATTTTAATTATCTATCCGCAGCAGATAGAATTCAATACTACTACGATCCGATCAGTGGACAATTAGGTAAGGATTTAACACAGTTAATGACTGGTGTTGATTACGGCGGCGTTAACATTGTTGGATTGAATTTTAAATCCAGCGCAGGTTGGGACGATTTACCTTGGTTCGCAGACGTATGGGACGGGTATGATCCTGTATTTGATGATTATATTGTAACTGTTGGAGACAGCACCTACACTTATACATTGCCTTACATTCCAGCAGTAGGTCAAGAAATCAACATATACGTCAACGGTACCAGGATTGATGATCCGTATTTTGACATTTATGACGGATCAACTGTACAACCTAATGGGCGATTAATTGCTCCAGCTGGCGCAGTGATGAATACATTTGTAGGTGACGGTGTAACTGATACTATTACATTGCCCAATTTAGGATCTACACCAAGTTTAGATATCAATGCTGGTGATAAAGTGATTTTCCGTAAGAGCACAAGTGATGGAGCAATTACACCTTCTTCACTAGACTACGATACTACCTTAAGTGGTGGCAATCTAGCATATTCTACTGCTACTGGTTTAGCCGCAGAAGATATATTAGTTGATGGTGATGGATTTGTAACAACTACTTCAAGCCCAGCTCCTGAAGAAGTAGTGCCAGGACAAATAACTGATGCAGTTGCAGTTAAAGTGTTTCATAGATCAGCAAGCGGCTCAGCTAGGTTAGCAACTAATAATTATGTTGGCAACAATGTGAGAGATACTTTTGATATAGGACAATATCCAAATACTCAATATGCTGTTACGGTAACAGTGGATGGAATTTTCTTATCACTTGGCACTGACTTTACAATTAACTATGACACAAAAACTGTAACACTGTCAACAATGCCATCTCAAGGAGAAATTGTTTCAGTATCAAGTTTTGGATTTAACGGACAAGATATCTTAGATTTAGATTACTTTGTGGGTAACGGTGTTGATATTGAATTTATAACTAGGTCACCTTGGGTTGATGGAGCATCTTCGTTAGTAATTGTTTCTGGAATCAATCAAAGCTATATCTTGTTTAGAACAGATGCAACATATGACGCACCAGATAGGATTGGCATTAAATTTGGTTCTGCTCCGGCTGTTGGAGCAATTATTAATTATCTAATTTCTAGTTCTTCAGATAGCTCATATAGTTTAGCAACAAGCGAAATTTTAGTAGGAGACGGATCTAGCAATAACTTTACACTAACTAATAGAGTTGGTCAAACATTGCCATTAGAATCTAATGTGATAGTTAAATCTGGTCAACAAATTCTTACTGGTCCTAATTGCACATACTATACATTATCAAATAATCAATTAATATATAAAATACCAGCGCATAAATTTCAAACTGAAATTTTTAATATTGATGATTTTGAAATTTATGTTGCTGGCGTAAAAATGAGATTAATGTTAGATTACACTGTTGATTTATTAGCTGGAGCCATTGTATTAAAAGCTGGAGCATATATCAACAATTCAACTCTAGTAATAAGCATTATAACAACTGCTGAATACTTTATAACATCAGAAACTGACATTGTGTTTGTAACACCACCGTTGTCAGGCGAAGAAATTGAAATTATTTCTTATTATAATCACAATATACTAGACATTCAGCGATCTGAAGTTGAAATTAATCCTACAATTTCTTTAACGCAAGATTCAGTTGAATATCTTACGTACAATAAAATTATTGGTGGAATTCTTGATTTAGGCAGAGACGTATTGAGTGATGATTATGTATGGGTTATTAAAAATGGAACGCTATTAACACACAGTGTTGATTATCGATTAACACCAAATAAAAATGCAGTTAAATTAACGTCCACCACTTCAGAAAATGATGTATATTCAATTATCACATTTACAAAGAACGTTGTTAGACAAACAATGGGATACATGCAGTTTAAAGATATGTTGAACAGAGATCACTATAAAAGGTTATCTGCTAACAAGAAGACATCATTGGCTCTAGATCTAAACTTTTACGACTCAACTATTACTGTGGTTGACAGCTCAGTTTTAAACGCAGGAAACAAACTTCGAAATTTACCAGGAATCATTTATGTTGGGGGAGAAAGAATTGAATTCTTTACTATTAACGGAAACATACTTGGACAGTTACGTAGAGGAACACTGGGAACAGGAACACCAGCAACACATGCTGCTGGTGAATTAGTTATTGACATTGGAATAAGTGAGACAATTCCTTATAACGATGACTATATTATTGATACATATATTCATGACGGAACAACTAATATAATCCCATTGCAATATATTCCTAAACGTTATCCAATCAGGGACTCCGTAACTCATGCAGTAGTAAGCACCGTGCCAGCTGACATTGAAATATTTGTCGGCGGTTACAACATAGTGCCTTGGACTGAACTAACTGACTATTCAGTTGGTGAAATTGTATTATACGGAAGCTCTACATTTAGATGTGTAATAGCACACCAGAGCTCCAGCAGTTTTACAGATGACCGAATAAATTGGGAATTCTTTATAGGAAATCAGCGTCTTAAGAAACACCCTTATTCAATGCACAACGTAGAAACTCATTGGGAAAGTACGGACGGCGATGTAACATTTGCTGCTGATTTCTCAGTAGACGAAATAACTGCAGGTGTTACACTGTTGAATGACTTAAACATTGGAACAAAGGTGATTATTATTAAGAAAGTTGGCAAAGTTTGGTATGATCCAGGCACTGCGTTAGTTGATTCAAACAATAAAGTCGCCAACTTTATCAAAGCAACAGAAGGAATCCCGCTAGCATCTAAAAATCCTAGCACAACTTAAAGTAGCAGTTATTAATACTGAATAAATATACTGATTGAGAGAAAAATATGCAAAGTAAAGACTTAACAGGAATACACGTAGAAGGTCATATCAAGATCTGGAATCCAGAATCTAATGAAATTTTCGTGAATAAACGTAATGCAATCCATTATGAAAATATCAGCGTCGCCTTGGCGCAGAGTATAGCTAACTCAGGGCAAGGCTTCATATATGAAATGGCGTTTGGCAACGGCGGAACTGCTGTTGATCCAACAGGCATTATTACATATTTGACTCCAAATAGCACTGGCACAAACGCTAGTTTATACAATCAAACATACAGCAAAGTAGTTGATGACCGAAGCGTTTCCAACGTTGATCCAGTTAGAAACTACATTGAAACCCGTCACGTAACTGGTACTAACTACACTGATGTGTTTATTACTTGTTTACTAGATTACGGTGAAAACATTAGTGGACAGTTGGCTTTTGACAATACAACTGACTCAGAAAGTCCTGCAGTTTTTGATGAATTAGGTTTAAAGAGCTACAGCTCAACTGGATCTAGTTTGTTATTGACTCATGTAATTTTCCACCCAGTACAAAAATCATTGAATAGATTAATCCAAATTGATTATACAGTTAGAATACAAAGTTTAACTGGCATAGCCGGAGCATAAGATGAGTTATCAAGTAAATTTTACAGATACAACTAAAACTCCTATTACCGTAGAAGACCAAACATTAAACTCTGAAAAAAGTGTACAGTTTGTTGGTAAAAACTATGCAGGTTATTCGCAAGTAATTGCTGAAAACTTTTTACATCTACTAGAAAATTTTGCCAAACCGTCTGCTCCATCTAATCCAGTTGCTGGCCAATTATGGTACGATACACGAGTTGGTATTAATAATCAATTAAAAATTTGGGATAATACTAACTGGGTTGCAGCCGGTTCTGTTAAGAAAGATGCGTCAGCACCAACTACTAGTGTCATTGGTGATCTTTGGGTCAACACTACAACTCAACAACTTCATCTTTATAATGGTTCAAGTTGGGTATTAGTTGGCCCAGAATATAGTGCTGGTCAAGCAACTGGAGCAAAAGTTGAACTAATCACATCAACAGCTGATATTCAAGTTCCAGTGTTGACATTATTTGTAAATGGTACTAGGGTCGTAATTATTAGCGATACTGAATTTACCCCAAAAGCGTCAACGGTTGGGTTCCCATTAATTAGACAGGGTACAAATTTATCAACAACTAATTTCAAAGCATCTGCGACTGGTACCAAAGTTTGGGGGATATCAGAAAAAGCTGAAGCACTAATTATTGGTTCTGCTACTGTAGCAGCCACAAACTTTTTAAGAAAAGATGAAGCAAGTACAACTAATTTTGGATTTAGTGTAAGAAATAATGCAGGTATTAGTATTGGCGGAGATTCTGCACTGTCAATATCAATTGAAAACAATGCAGCAATAATTTATAATAAAGTTTCAGGTTCTAGTATTGACTTTAAAATTAAAAGCGGAACAACCTCTCCCACTGTTCTTAGAATTGACGGCAGCTCCAAAGTAGGAATTAACAAGACAAACCCTGATGAAGCTTTAGATGTTGAAGGTAGTATCAAAGCAAGTAATCAATTGTTATTAACCAACGTTACTGATTCCACTAGTTTATCAACGGGTAGTATTATTACCGCCGGCGGTTTGAGCGTGGCAAAGTTAATTAGAGCTGGTGGTGGATCAAACATCAGTGGTACTAGTGTTGTAGATAATGTTATTCCAAGAACTGATAGCATTTATGATCTTGGAACAACTATTAATAGATGGAGTAACATCTATGCAGACAACATTAATGCAGCAACAATTAGCGGAGGGTTTACTGGCTTCTTAAACGGCAGCATTTCTGGGGCTGCTGCAACGTTGACAAGTACAACTGCATTTAGTTTAGGAGACAAATTAACTCCACTAGGTGCAGTAGAGCAAGCAAGTGATGTTGTAAGTTCTGAAATTAATTATAACGGATCCACTCCGTCAGGAAAAGTGGTATTGACGGCAGTTATCAGTAGTAGTTTTATTACTAATAAAACATTGACCACCGACTCTTTCCCCACTGATGAATTCTTAATTAACAGAGCTGGATCGTTAAGAAGATTATCTAAACAATCTTTAATTTCAAATATTCCATTAGTGCCAACTGGTGTAATTATGCCATTTGCTGGTACTGTAGTACCTTTGGGATACTTGTTATGTGACGGTAGTGAGCAAACAATTTCTACGTATCCTGAATTATTTGCAATTATAAAATATAATTATAAATCAATAAGTTTATTGACCGGAACTGGCACATTTGCACTCCCTGACCTTCGAGGAAGATTTCCGTTAGGCAGAGATGACATGTCCAACGGTGGAGGAAGTATTCCAGCAGATAGGATTACTGAAGTTGCAGCAGATCAGATTGGCGGCACAGGCGGGGCCAGTTCAGTATCATTAACTCGCAATAATTTACCAGAACACGTTCATGATATGAAAGGTAATGCTGGCGCACAGTACTATGCGTTTGCCCCTAGGGCTGGATCACCAACGGACTCAAATGCTGAAGCATCCAATGGTTTAGTTGCTACAGGACAGGGTCAATTAATGACTGACAGCGGCGGCATTTTTACAGACGATTTAGTATCAGAGACTCTAAATGTCCCAGTTGATATTGTTAATCATTATCAAACAATCAATTACATTATATTTACTGGGAAGGTAGCATAATGACTTACATTATTAATAAAACAAACGGATCTATTCTTACTGAATTAGGCGATAGCACTATTGATCAAATTAGTACTGATCTTACACTTATTGGTAAAAATTCTTCCAACTACGGTGAAGTGTTTAATGAAAACTTAATAAAACTTTTAGAAAATTTCGCCAACACTAGTCAGCCTACATATCCTATAACTGGTCAAATTTGGTTTGATACTGGTGATAATAGACTAAAAGTTTACACAGGTACTGAATTTAGAACAAGCGGCGGTCCTATCGTATCGTCTGATGCAAATACTCCCTTAACTTTAATACAGGGAGATTTATGGATTAATAATTTAACTAACCAACTTTGGTTTTACGATGGAACTGAAACTGTCTTAGCTGGCCCGCTGTATACCGCAGAGCAAGGAATTTCAGGACATGAAGTGGTTAGCTTGTTAGATGTTGCAGGAAATTTAAAAACAGTTGTTAAGATGTGGGCAAGTCAAGTATTGTTGGGAATTTATAGTAAAGAAGAATTTACTCCTAACGCTGCGGCAGCAACCCAGTTGACCAATGACGGATACGCCGGCATTATTAAGGTTGGGTTTAACGCTTCTACATTGGCAAACATGAAATTTCATGTAACTGCTAGCAAAGCTGATGCTCTAGTTGATCCATCTGGCGCAATTAAGACCACTACCAGTTTTGTGGCTACTGATGCAAGTTCTAGCATTTCTGGTCAATTGACCATTCAGAATCCAGTTCCGTTAATTCTTGGTAATCAAGATAGTGAACTTAGAGTTAGTGGATCATCATTTCAAATAGTTAGCAATAGATCAGGGCAGAGTTTCGTAGTTAAAATTAAATCTGGAGCAGGGTCTCTTGTAGATGCAATTAGTGTCAATGCAGTAAGTCAATATGTTGGATTATTTAATTCAACACCTGCTGCAACACTTGATGTTGGAGGTTCTGCAATAATTGACGGAGATTTATCTGTTACTGGAAATATCACATCAAGCTGGCAAGTAATTAGCTCTGCGTACACAGCAGTAAATGGTGATAAAATTATTGCAGATACCACTCTAGCACCTTTTAGCATTGCATTACCGGCAACACCACAAATTGGTTGGCAAGTTTCTTTTATAGACGGCTCCACCCTAGGATGGGATACAAATCATTTGACAATAACCAGAGACACGTTTTCAAGAAAAATCAATGGAGCAACGTCAAATTTAGAAGCAAACAAGGAAGGTGGGGCATTTACACTAGTCTACACTGGGATTAACAGAGGCTGGGTCTACGATCAAGTAGCACCAGTTTAACATAAATATACAAAAGGGGTGAGGAATGCCTTACAATATTAACAAATACAATCAAGATTTAGCAGCTACCGTTGAAGACGGTACTGTAGACAGCAGTTTAGACATTAAACTTGTTGGTAAAAACTACGCTGGTTACGGGGAAATTCAGAACGAAAACTTTGTTTTTTTGCTGGAAAACTTTGCGGGAGATAACCCTCCTCCTAAGAAAATTACTGGTCAAATATGGTTTGATGCTACTTCTAGTAAGTTAAAATTCTTTGACGGAACACAATTTCGTACAACTGGCGGCGCTGAAATAGGGGTCGCTGAACCAACTGGTTTAACTACTGGTGATTTCTGGTTTAACACAAATACTAATCAATTGTTTGCTTGGAACGAAGCCGATGACCAATTTTCATTAATTGGACCGCAAGCAGTAGCAGATGCAGACACTACTCAATTAAGATCACGTAGTGTTACAGATACTACTGATGGATTACATGCCATCATTGAAGCAGTCGTAGATGGTGCAACTGTTTATATTATTTCTCCTACTGAATTTACCCTTAAAAATTCTGTAAATGCAATCGCTGGGTTTAGCGTGATTAAGAAAGGATTAACTTTAATTAACACCCCAAACGTAACTGCCGGTGCTGATGCTCGAGGTGTTACTGGATCTGATTATAGATTCTGGGGAACAGCTTCTAACTCAGAAAGATTGGGTGGTGTAGCAGCTTCAAGTTTTGTAAGAAATGATGTTTCTACACTACCGTCAGTTGCCATTAGATTTAGTGATTTAGGCTATACTGTTGGTAACGATGATGATATTGCGGTTTACATTGAAGGCACTACGCCAGTATTTGAAAATCAATTAAGCAGTACAATTGAATTTAGAACTACCTCTGGCGCAACATACACCCCTATGAAATTAGTTGGACCTAACGTATTACCTGGTACAGATAATACGTCAGACATTGGATCATCAACTTCAAGATTTTCCTCAGTATATGCAGTATCGTTTGAAGGTACTGCTACTACAGCAGATGCAGTTAATGTTGGTGGCAATGCTAGAGCAGCGTCAACATCAGACACTGGCAATACCATTGCGGCAAGAACAGTGGACGGTGATTTAGCGGCAAGATTATTTACTGGAACAGCTACTGAGGCATACTATGCTGACTTGGCAGAAAAATACTTGGCCGATTTAGAATATGACATTGGCACTGTTGTAATGATTGGCGGCTCCGCAGAAATTACTGCTAGTAAATTGGGTAAACGTGCAATTGGTGCAGTGTCTGCACACCCGGCATTTTTAATGAACAAAAGTCTTGAAGGCGGCACTACCGTTGCACTTAAAGGTAGAGTTCCAGTTAAAGTAATTGGTGCTATTAAAAAGGGAGACGAATTAATTGCTTCTGATAATGGCTGCGCAGTAGTAGCAGAGCCACAGTCAAGTGGGGTTTTTGCTATTGCATTACAATCTAGTGATGACGTTGGTGTCAAAATAGTTGAAGCATTAATTTTATAATATAAATATCACAGAATAAAGAGACTTACTTATGCCAATCGGATCACCAGGGATATTCCCAAAAGTAGCTGGAAATGTAATTTACGCTGCTGACTTTAATAACATTCAAAGTACAACTGAGTTCCTACTTGGAGCTGGACTTTCTGATTCTGGCTACGGTCAAGTAGTTAGTAGCGCACAAGTTGCAGCAGATATCAAAGTAAGCGTTAGTCAATGGAATACACTAAGAACTGATTTGCTTAAAGTTCGTCAGCATCAAACGGGATTAGATGAAAGTGCAAGTTTAACTTTGCCTACAACTAATGATTTAATTGATGATGCATTTGCCAATCAATATAAAGATTTAGCTGCTCTCTGTAGTACAAATCGACTTACTGTAGCTGCTACTGAAGCACCAGCTGTCAACTTGTATGATCCAACACTTTCTAGAAGAACAAGTCCATGGAATGGTAAGTTAACACATACTGTCACAATAACTTTTGCATCTGGCGATGCCGGAAGACATTTCTTTAACTCTGGTGGGTCATTTCAATTCTCTGCAACAATTTCTGGATACACGGGCGGAACTAATGATAAAGGTGGACGTTGGGATCAAATGCTAACAGCAATGGCAACAATCAAATTTGCAGCCCATGGAACTACCTATACTGGTACTGACGCCTCAGGCGGATATCCCAAAACTTCAATAGGTTGGTACGAATTAACTACAACTGATCAGTTTGTGTTTATTAAACCAACTACGCCAGGCGTCTATTTGGAAAATGAATATAGAATTAAAGCCAGAAAAGACGTTGCAAATAACACTGCTACAATATTAACATTTACCATTGAATTTGATGATGCCGACTTGGGCGACCAACGTGCTGGATATAAACCTGGACCTGGGGTTGATGAACAAGTTACAGGTACATTAACAAGTATTGTAAAAAT